ATACTACTTTTCTTTAACTTTTTTCAAATAATCTTCGTAAAGTTTGTCGTCTGATTTGCCGTTCCAATTACGCCAACCAGCCCCATACACGGGACCTAATTCACCCCACTTCTTAGCAAACTCATCATCGGTTTTGATTTTGTTGATGAACTCTTCTTTTGTATATGGTCTAAAACCTAGTGTTTTAGAATGCTCAAACATATTCTGTTTTAAATAATTCTTATACGCATCACCATCCCAAATATGACAATCATTATCAACAAGGTATTTAATGTTTGTATCACCACGAAGGAACCATAGTAATTCGGTTACTATACCTTTGAAGTACATTTTTTTAGTTGTGAGTAATGGAAATCCCTCACTCATTTTATGACGTATTTGTCTTCCGAATACTGATATTGTACCTGTACCTGTTCTATCTTGTTTTGTTACTCCATTATCAAGTATGTCTTGAAGTAAGGTCGTGTATTGTTTATCTATATTATTCATCTTTTTATTTCTTTAAAACCCATCTGTAATCAATTAAAGTATCTATGGTAAATTTATCACACACCTTTCGTTCTGCTTTCCTACTCGCAGTCCATGTTTGTTTATTTACCATCAGTCCATTAGTCATATATTCTTCATAATGCCATTCAACACACCTGTGTCGTGTATATTCATAGTATTCTTTTTCGCAACTAGAAAACATAATTACACATAGTGTGGTACATATAACAAGTATATTATTCATTATTCAAATGTTTGTATTTTAGCATCAACCTCTTTTAATTCAGACCACGTTCCTAGGTATGTGATTGCTCTGACTTTTCGGTTATCAATCCACACATATTCTTGTCCGTCTTTAATTCGTGGTTTATCCATAACCAGTCCATGGTATTTAAAACCTTTTTCCTTTAACCACATTTCAGTTACTTCCCTGTCCTTACCTTCTCTTGCGGTAAAGAATGTGATTATGTTACCCTCATCGTACCACTTATTGATTATGTCTAATGCGTTTGGAAAATGATTAGCATCAGGGTAAAGATGACTATCTTCATTTTTGATGTCATCACATATTGTTCCATCAATATCAATTAAAAAAACTTTATTCATCTTATCTATTCGTTATTATCTATGTTGTAATAAAAACTATCATCACCACCACTTATCCATCTATCTGATTTAGACTCCGGATTAAATAATGTTGTGTCAACATATATCGGTTCTTTAGGAAAATCCTCAGTAACAAAAGACATGTCTTTCCATTTAATTCTATTGTTCGGTTGTATTGCAACATGACCAGTGTCCAAAAATATCATGTGACCACATTTGTATTGTGATGGTTCGTTTGAGAATCCATTGTCCCACCAATCAAATGTTCCGACATATGTTCCCCATTCAACACTTTTATCTTTTAATAACACCTGACATCTTAATCCTTTAAGATATTCAAATTCCACATATGTTACCTTTTCACCAAAGGTTCCCCATAATTGTAAGTAATCATAGGGTATTTCTTTTGTTGGTTCTTTGTGAAATAAAGCATGTACAGGAATTCTTCCACGTAACATACCAAAGTTTGTCATTACATGAAACATGAGAACATATGGTGGTAATGATTGAACAGCAAATGCAACAATCGGATAATATTTTCCTTTTAGTTCTTCATTATCCCAATCACCATGAATTGCCCTTGCATCTGCTAACAGATACTTGTGTTTAATATTAATGTTCAGATCCATCTTCAAATACTACTTGTTGATCATTTATGAATATTTTTAAAACCTTTTCCGCTTCGGTTTTATTGTTATAATACCCAATAACCAAATCAAAATTTGTTGGATTAATTACTCCAAATTTTCCGTTTTCTTCAAAAACGAAAGTGTCGATTATTTCTTGTTTTATCATATTATTTAAAAATTATCCCAATCTGTCAAATCAATTTCATCTCCTGTTATGTTGTCTTTGGCATGTATCATTAAACCAAGACCACTAGGTGTAAACATAAATGTCCATCTTTCACCCGCAGTAAATGTTGATGAATCTTTTTTTGTTTGTTTCTTTTTCCATTTCTCAAATTGTTTAATTTGATCTTTATCTAATTCAAACTTATACATTTTATGTTTTAGTTATTCTAATAGTTATTCCAGCACGACCCGATGAAATATCATAAGTATTAGACCTATTATCATGAATAAACCCATAATTTTTAAATCTAAAAATTATAACCTCTTTACCTTCAAACATCCCATGAATAGCGTTTGTTGCATAATCAATGTGTGGATGTTTTATGTACTCTTGTTTCCATGGTGTTCTAAACTCTTCTTCAAGTTCTTCAGGTGTGATATGGATTATCATTATTCTTAGTCTTTTTTATACTCCGCCAATAGTTCATCACCTGACATCATTTGATATTTTTCGGGTGACACACTTTCAACATTCACATCTTTGTACATGTTGTTGAGAGTGCTGTTTAATTCTTCGGCCAACTTCAATGTGTCAGATATTACCTTAACGATTCTATATGGGTCTGCATGTGATGCTGGTCTTCTATCTTCAAGATAACCTTTCCATGTTTCACCAACAACTTTTGGAACTCTTATTGATGCACCTCTATCAGATACTCCCCATGAGAATTTATCAATAGACTGAGTTTCGTATTTACCGGTTAATCTTAAATGATTATCTGAACCATACTCATCAATGTGTTCTTTCATTCTTGTTTCAAATGCTCTGAAAATTGCTTTGTAATATGTTTCACTACCCAACTCTCTCATTTTTTTGTTTGAGAAATTTGTATGTAAACCAGAACCATTCCATTCACCGCTTTGTATTGGTTTTGGATGTAACTCTATTTGTGTTCCGTACCTTTCAGATATTCTATATAAAAAGAATCTTGACATCCATAAATCATCTGATGTTGATATTTTACCCTTACCAAATATTTGGTATTCCCATTGTCCAAGTGCAACTTCTGCGTTTGTTCCTTCAATGTTGATTCCATATTTAAGACACATTGTTAAGTGTTCTTCAGAAATTGGTCTACCAACAATTTGTCCACCAACACCACAATAATATTTTCCTTGTGGGTCAATAATACCACCATTCTCAAATCCCAATACTGGTTGATTATGTGCTGAACGAATAAAATATTCTTGTTCAAAACCAACCCAAAAATCTGAATCTTCTTCCCCCACTTTTGCTCTGTGATTTGATTCGTGAACTTCGTTGTTACCATCTAAAACTTCACAAAGTACATATAAAGTATCATTGATATCATTTGAACGATAAACCTTTACTGGTTTAAGGTAACAATCGGAAAAATTACCCTCTGCTTGTTTTGTTGAACTACCATCGAATCCCCAAGTAGGGATATCAGACGCAATTTCTGTGGTTAGGTCAAGTATTCTGACTTTACTTCTGAGATTTGGTTCTGGTTTATAACCATCTAACCATACGTATTCTACTTTTCTTTTCATTTTATATTTTGAGTTTTCTTTATTTTATCAAGACATTGGTGAACACAATACGACTCCAATAAATTAAATGCACCACTCTCATTTGCGTGGTCCAAAGATTGTTCAATTATTTTAATAGCATCTTCAATATCGACATTATTAATGAATTCAATTAATTCATCTTTATTATCATATTCAAAATTTCCGTTGAAAAGAGTGTCCATGTGTTCAAATGTAATAAAAAATATCTAAAATTCAAACTATTTATGAAATATGTCAGTATTAATTAATGGTAAACAATTTGACGCCGAATATCTAACCACACCAGAAGAACATGAGAGGGGTATGATGGGTAGAGATAGTTTGGATGGGTGTATGGTTTTTAAGATGGGTAAAGGTCACCATTCCTTTTGGATGAAGAACTGTTTAGTTCCTCTTGATATTGTTTTCGTTTTGAAAAACAGAATTAGTAAGATACATAGGGATTGTCAACCATCAGGAAATAAATTAAATCCACCAAGATATACAGGTATTGGGGACCACGTTATTGAATTCCCTGCGGGTACTTCTGACAATTGGAAAGTTGGGGATAGAGTTAATCTATACTTAGGGACTCAGTCAAATCCTGTGTTTTAATAAAATCGTATTTAACTTTTGGTTTTGTTTTCTGAAGAACAATAAAGTAACTGTGGAATTTTCTGGCATGTTCTTGTTTATTCCATTTTCCACCGAAACTACTAAGTCTCATTTTTGCAACTAAAATAAACAAATCTTTTGGGTAAAAACCTATCTCTAAAGCCATGTTCATAACCATATTGTGTGTGAAGTGGTTTTTACCACCAGAAACAGTATCTTGACATTTAAACACAACATATCCTTTATCCGAACAAACCCGATGTAATTCTTTTAATGTATTGTAGTAGTTTGTTGTTAATTTTTCGTAGGTTGTATATCCCTCGTACCTCTTAGCGATTATTGAACTACCTTCTTTATTCTCTCTATACATCTTACCAGAGATAACAAATGGGGGATCGTACATGATACTTGACATGGAACCATCTTCAAATGGTAAATTCTCACTATTTGCCTGAATTATTGTATCATTCTTCGGTAATAAATCAGATTTAAACTTGGGTTCTGGTAAATTTTTCCAAAAATTACCGGTTGAATAGGTACAATCTAAATCAAAACACTCAATATTATAGAGCTTCATAATGTTTTCAATTGCCTCCTGATTTGTGTAACAAACACTACTTATTGGTTTAATTTTATTTTCCATTTATTTTGAGTTTCAAATTTCTTATGTTTAAACATACGAATAAAAAATCAATAAACCAAATATTTATATTTAAAAGTTTAAAATCATGGGATGCGGATGTAAAAAAAAGAATCAAAGTGTTACGACTAACTCAAATGTAACAATTAAATTAAGTGAAAGTTCATCTAATTTACCACCACAAGAAGTTAACATTATGGAACAGCAAGTTAACGATTTGGTGAAAAAAATCGAAGAAATCAATAACGAACTCGACAAACAATAATCAAAATAACGGACATTTTAATAGATTGTCCGTTATTTTTTATCCACAATGTATATATTTATTATATACAAATATAAAATTTTAAAGGGTTATGGAAAAAAATACCAAATTAACTAGTGTAAAGATAATTGATAGAAATTATCATGAGTTCAAAAAAGTGACATTAAGTACAGATTTAACATTACAAAAATTCGTTAACAGAGCAATAGATTTATTTTTGAGGGATACTGAATTCAAAAATAAAATAGAAAATCACGAGACAGGCGGAATCAAAAATTCGAAGTATTAATGTTTGATAATTAGAAATTATTTTTGTATATTTTTGATATGAAATCGTTTAGATTACTGCAAGGATATACAAACATAACAACATTTGGTATCAACACTGTTGATATTAGGGTTGAAAGAAGAAGACTTAGAGCAAGATGGACACCAGAAATTGCACAAGACATTGCAACATATCACGGTATTGATATTGAATCTGAGTTGACGGCGGTATTATCACAGGAAATTGCAAGAGAGATTGATAGGGAAATAATGAACAGTATTGCCTTTCCAATGGTTCGAAGAGTATTTGCACAGACAGTTGCAAATAATATTGTCCCTGTCCAACCATTAAACGGACCAACTGGTATCTTATATTACACAGATTTTAGGTATGATAAGTACCACTACATAAAAGATTTTAAATTATTAAAATAATGATAACAATAGGTTTCTCAACAAGGGAAGACAACCCGAAATACATTGAATATCTTCAAAAAACATCAATGTATAAAGAAGTACAAATAATCCAAAAAGTAAACAATGCTGAAAAATCATTGGCACAAGTTTACAACGAAATAATTGACGAATCAAAATACGATATTGTTGTATTGGTTCATGATGACTTGGAGTTTGAGACAAAAAATTGGGGTGATAAAATAATAAAACACTTCAAAAGGAATAAAGACTATGGTATACTTGGTTTAGCGGGCACAAAATATCTACCAAGTAGCGGAATGTGGTGGGAACTACCATCAACAATGTATGGTATTGTAAACCATTCCGATGGGTCAAAAAAATGGACATCAACATATTCAAAAGATGGTGGTGCCATAATTGACGATGTCGTTATTGTTGATGGTTTATTTATAGCAATTGATAAAACACGTATCAAACATAAATTTGATGAGTCTTTTGATGGGTTCCATTTTTATGACCTATCATTTTGTCTACCAAACTATTTAGACAATGTTGATGTTGGTGTAATATATGATGTTAGAGTAACACACCTATCTGTTGGTCAGACAAACGAAAAATGGGAAGAAAATAGGGTTAAATTTGCTGAAAAATATTCTGAAGATTTACCTATCGACATTAATGATCAAGACAAATGTGAAACTTTTATTTTTATTCACGATCAAGATTTGATTCTCACGTTTGAAAAGAAAAATAAATTCAAAAACCTATATTCATACAAATATGTTTTCTTAGGTAACAGACCAGTAGATAAATTATCTGGTTTAGATAATTTAATCGTTGCTCGTGATTATGAAGATAACATGGAACAATATCCATTATTCACATCATATACTGGTTGGTATGTTTTATGGAAAAACAATCTTATTAAAACAAAGTATGTGAACCTACTTGAATACGACATTGTGTTGGATCCTAATTTTAGTATTCACCAATCAAAAATATTGTCAGAGGGTGTTCAAATGATTGGGTACGTACCATTCCCAATGTCACACTTTCATTTCGTTTCAAATCCAGAATGGAATGAACATATATTACCCGCAATTAACAAAGTTTATAAATTCGATGTTTCATCATATGTTAAAAGGTTATTATCGCAAAACCCAAAAGCATTTTGGTCATCAACATCAAACACAACATTTAGAAAAGATGTGTTTGATGAATACATGAGGTGGTTCCAACCAATATCAAGAATGATTAAAGAAACTAAAACTTGTGGACATGCACATGAAAGGTCTATCACATATTTTACATTCATTAAAAACAAAAGAATGATGTTAATAAACACATTATTAAAACACATTCAAATGGATTCACATAAAACACAAGGACACTTTGTTAATAAAGATGAACAATTAAACAGAATCATTAATAACGAATTTTAATGTCAAATTACCTAAGTTTCAGTTTATGGGGTGATAAACCAATTTACAACATCGGAGCAATAAAAAATGCCGAATTGTGGAAAGAGATATATCCAGAATGGAAAATGGTAGTTTATCACGACAACTCAACACCAATTGAAGTGGTGAATAAATTAAAGGAGTTAGATGTTACTGTTATTGATATGACAGGAGTTAACGTTTATGGTCCATTTTGGAGATTTTTCGCCGAATCAATACCTGATTGTGAATATTCAATCTTTAGAGATTGTGATTCTAGAATTAGTGTTAGAGAAAAATTGGCAGTAGATGAGTGGATTAATAGTGGCAAGAGTCTACACGTTATGAGAGACCATCCATACCACAGAATACCTTATGGTAATAACGGTTTGGGTATTTTAGCGGGTATGTGGGGTATTAAATCAAAAATCATCCCAATAAAAGAAATGATATATGATTTCGTTAAAGACAAAAAATTTGAATATGGTATTGACCAAACCTTTTTAAAAAAAATTTATTTAATATTTGAGAATGATAGATGCACCCACGATGAGTTTTTTGAAAAAAAACCATTTCCAATCAAACGAACCCCCGGTGAGTTTATTGGTGGTAGAATTGATGAAAATGATAATCCAGTAGGTAATGATTACAAGTTAATAATATGAATTTAGATTATGTTATTATGGGTTCGGACACGAATCCAATGTATTTAGATTTTTGGCCAATAGTGTCAAAGGTATGGAAAGAAAAGTTCAATATTACACCCGTTCTTGGTTTGATTTGTGATGAAGATAGTGAATTATATTCTGACGAATATGGTTTAATTAAAAAATTTAAAAAAATAGATGGTATTGATTTAGGATTACAATCTCAAATTATTAGGTTGTATTTACCCAAATTCTTAAATGGTAAATGTTTAATATCGGACATTGATATGTTACCATTATCTGTTGAGTATTTTAAATATAATTCATCTGAATTAGGTGAGAATAATGTCATCGTTTACTCATCAGATAATCCGGAATGTCTTGGAGGTAAAATGTATCCGATGTGTTATATTTCCGCACACTCAAAATTATTTATAGACATGTTTTCATTAAATGATGAGTGGGATGTTTTTTTGAGTAAAAATAACAACAGGAAAGAAGGGTGGTATACGGATCAAAAATTAATATTTGAGAGGATAAATGAACACCATTCAAAAAACAACAACTGTATTTTTTTGAAGAGGGGTTGGAATGGACCAGCAGATAAAAGAATTGATAGAATAAAATGGGTTTACGATGACAATAAAGTGAGGGAAGGTTACTATGTTGATAGTCATTTATTAAGACCATATAATAAATATAAAAATGAAATTGATAAACTAGTAAATCTACTATGACAGAATACTATAAAATTTTAAATGAAAAAGCAAACATATCTCCTATAACAATTTTAGAAATTGGGTCAAGAGATGGTAATGATGCTGAGACTTTAAGATCAATGTTTAAAATTGATCCTAAAAATGTTTGGGTTGTGGAACCAAACCCAATACAACAAAACAGTATCTTGGGGAGATACCCAAACGTTAATTTAATCAAGTCACCAATCTTTAATGAAGAAAAAACACTAACTTTTTATGGTGTGAATGTGTCAGACCAAACATTAAATGGGGTAAGTTCATTGATGGATAGAGTCGATGGTTTATACAATCAAATAAATACAGATAAAATTGAACTTCAAACGATGCTTGGTTCAACATTATTAGACATTATAGACAATGATATTGATTTATGTAAAATTGATGTTGAGGGTGCTTCATATGAAGTGTTAGAAAGTTTTGGTGATAAAATAAACAAAATAAAATCACTACATATTGAGTGTGAACATAGATCTGTATGGGTGAATCAAAAATTGTATGATGATGTTAGTTTGTTTTTGACTAAAAATAACTTCACCCAAGTATATTTTAAACACTGTGCAGGGGACACATTACAATCCGACAGTATTTGGGTTCAAACTAATTTTTTAAAGTGAAAAAAGTTTTAATTTTAGTAATGTCACACCACTCAAACGAGGAATCTTTTAAAACATATAAAAAAATATGGGATTTAAAGATCTCTAAAATAAAAGACAAATACCCTATTGATGTTTTGTTCTTATATTCTGATAAAAACATCAATGAAAAATATAAAATTGATGGTGATAATTTAATTAGTAGGTGTGAGGAGAATTATTGGGGTTCGTTACTAACTAAGGTAATGAATGGGTTCGAGTACTTTCAAGAAAATGAATATGATTTGGTTTTTAAAACAAACTTATCGACATTTATAAACGTGCCCGTTTTTTATGAATGTTGTAACAAACTTTCCGATGAAAGAGAATACATATATGATGGTGTTTTTGGTGATTATGAGGGTTTTAGGTTTGTTTCAGGTGCTGGTATGTTATTAAATAAAAAATGTTGCCAAATTATTTTAAATAATCAAAACCTTATTACTGAAAAATGGACTGATGATATTTTTTTCGGTCACGTGTTAAATAAACTAAACAAAATAGAACCAAATATAGGTAATTTAACCAGATATGATTTAGTAAAACCAGACATTTTTTTTGATCATTTATCGATAAAAAACTATTCACACATTAGAGTTAAAGTTAGGAAAGGTGAATGGGATTCTATTTATTTTAATAAGTTATACGATTTGTTATTTAACAACACACAATACTAATGAAAATTGCAATTATAGGTGGTGGATGGGTCGGTTGTCACTTGGCACATACACTTAAAAAGGAACACGAAATTAAGTTATTTGAAAAGAATAAACTTCTTTTTCAAGAAACATCATATAATAACCAAAACAGATTACATCTAGGGTATCATTATGCCAGAAATTACAAAACCAGAGAAATGTGTCTTTATACTTTTGATAGATTTTTACATGACTACGGGTTTATAGTTAAGAAGGTAAATAAAAATTTATATTGTGTTCCAAATTCAACATCATTAATTGACTACCAAACATATTTACAAATTTTTAAGGACTACGATTTTGATTTTTCGGATAATTTTTTTAACGGGGTTGAGGGTTGTATAAACACAAAAGAAATGTGTATTGATTTTACCAAAATTAGTGACTTCTTTAATCGGGAATTGATTGATGTTGTTATTAATAAGAAAGTGAACAACAGGGATCTTAAAAAAATGTTGTTGGATTATGATTTGGTGATTAATGCAACAAACAATCAATTACTAATTAACCATGATAAAAACTTCTTTTTTGAATTAACAATGTCACTTGTTTATACAAAAAAAAATAATACGTTTTTTGATGCGGTTACACTGGTTGATGGTGAGTTATTCTCAATATATCCATATAAAGATGATTTATATACGGTTACAGATGTTAAACACACTCCGATAAAGAAATTCAAGACAATCGATTCGTTAAAATCATTTGAACGGAAAAATATAACTGATGAGTTAATAATGAAGAAGAGGGAACTGATTGAGTCGAGAATAAAAAAATATTACCCAAAATTCAATGATGATTTTACTTATCATTCATTTTTTATTTCAACTAAATCCAAAATGAATGATCAATCTGACAATAGATCTCCAATAATAACAAAAAAAGAAAACCTTATAAATTGTTTTACAGGTAAAATACAAGGCATTTACCTAATTGAGGATTACATTAAAACTATAATTCATGGAAATTAACGAATTAGAAGAAATTTTTAAGAAGTATTTGAATAGATCTCCAAGAAAAGAGGAGTATACTTGGCACGTGGGTAAAGAATATTTTTCATTAGTTAATGAAATTTTAGGTTGTAAAGAATATCAGAACATGAGTAAATTACCTTTATCACCAAAACACAAAATAGCGGTTTTAGTATCTGGACATATTAGAAATAATAATTTTCAAAAATCAATAAGCTTTTTAAGTGGTTTGGATTATGATGTTTTTGTCCACACGTGGGACAATATCGGCACAAAGGGTAAAGAAACTGATTTAAATGATTTTACCAACTATGATTATATAGAAAAAATAATTAAAGATATTCCAAACATAAAAAAATACAAAATAGAAAATAATAAAGAATTTATTAACGGTTTGGTTAAAAAAGATATTGAATATTTCAATTATTCATCACCAGAAAAATTTATAAAATCACAATTATATTCTATTAACCAATCCTACAAGATATTTGAGGAGTATCGTAATGAAAACTCAATTAAATATGATATGGTAATTAAAATAAGGTTTGATAATGAGTTTATAGATTTTAAAATAGACAATGGTTTAATATTTGAATTGAACAAATACAAAATAATATTTACACCGAATATTGAATGTGATCATATACATCCGGATTCAAATTCAACCACCTGTCAAGCCTGTGAAAAAATGTATTATCAACATAACTTTAAAAAGGTTCATAGTTTCATGCACACCCATGTTATTTGTGATATTTTTGCTTATGGTAGTGTTGAATCGATGAAACATTATTGTTCGTTATACGATGAGTATGATTTTTTAAATAAATCATTTGAAGAAGATAATAAAAAAGTAATAAGTGAAAATATGATTCCTCATGAAAAAATAGACAATGTTTATTTATTGGATAGAAATACTCAGGGTCATCTAGATTCTTTATATTATATTAACTGCTCATATCCTGAAAGATTACTTCAATACCATTTAAAAGACTATATTTTACCAGCATCAAAAAAAATAAAAATTAAATTTAAGAGATAATTTATGAAAATATTAATAGGTTCTACAGGTTTAATTGGTACTACATTAAAAGAAACACTTGATTTTGATTACGAATTTAATTCAAAAAATCTAAATGAGTTTTTAGATAATGATTATAAAGATGCAGAGTTATACCTCTCGTGTTTACCAGCAACAAAATGGTTGGTGAATCAAAATATACCCAACGACTTAAATAACATTAATAATATTATTAACATTATTTCACAAAAATCATACAAAAAAGTAATACTAATATCTACCATAGATGTTTATTGTGATTCACCACTTTTATCTGACGAATCATACAAACCTAATGTTGGTAAATTATCTTATGGGTCAAACAGATATCTATTTGAAATGTTGGTTGAAAATTTTGTGAATACTGATGACCTAAAAATATTTAGATTACCAGCACTTTTTAATAAACACATTAAAAAAAATATTTTGTTTGATTTAATTAACAACAACAACGTGGAACAAATCAATTCAAATTCTTTGTTTCAGTGGTACAATTTAGATTCACTATCAACTGACATATTACACTATTCAATGGATTACCCAAATAGAAAAGTTTTTAATTTATTCACAGAACCATTAGAGACTTCGGAGATTATAAATTTATTTCCGAACCATGCAGATAAAGTGAAACATCGCAAATTAAACGCATACGATTACAAAACAAACCTAACCGAAAGTGGTTACATATCTTCAAAAGAAGATGTGTTAGACGACATTAAAACATTTATTTATGAAATTGGCGTTAAGTAATTTTGCGTGGGACCCGGATGAAAATGATTTAATTTTTGAAACATTAAACTCTATTGGGGTTACAAACATTGAAGGTGTTCTAACAAAAATAAATGATTGGAGTAATCTATCTGAATTGGAGTTAATTAAACACCAAGAACAATTACAACAATATGGTATACGAATGGGGTCCATCCAATCAATTTTTTATGGTGTTAGTTGTGACAATCTCTCCGATCCAAAAGTTATTGAACATTATAAAAAACTGATTGGGTATTGTAAACTACTAAATGTAAGTGTGATGGTTTTGGGTTCACCATCTTTAAGAAAATATGTTAATGGGTGGTATGATAACCTATCAAACATTCTACAAGATGTCGATAATATGTTATCTGGTACGGGTATTGAATTATCGATTGAACCAAATACTAAAAGTTATGGTGGGAATTACTTTCATAACCTTAATGAAATTGTTGATTTTATCGTCCACAATGACTTTAAAAACATAAAGACAATGGTAGACACCCATAATTTAAAATTAGAAGGTTTAAATCCCTCTAATGAGTTTAAAACACATATTAATTATATAAACCATATTCATGTGTCGGAACCCAAACTACATAAATTATCGGATATTGAATTTCACAAAAATTTTTCTCAAACACTAAAAGATTTAAATTATAGTGGTATTATAACGTATGAAGTCGTTAAGTGTGATGGTTTGATTGAGAGTGTAAAAGAATTTTATGAATTATATAAATAAAAAAAGGGGGTTTAATTACCCCCTTCTTCTTTTGTAATGTACTTTTTAACAATCTCAATTGCTTCGTCATTGTCTTTGAAATCTTTATCTGGACAAAATATTGGACCAGTGTCACTACCTTCGGTTTTAATAAAAAATGTTGGTAGAAACTCGTTTTTTGTTTGTTCAACAACTTGATTCCATAACTTTTGATTTTGAGTGACCTCAATTTCAGTAAATGGTATTGATTCGTTTCTCAGTTTTTCTTTCAAATCTTTACAATGACCACAAGTGGTTAATGTAAATAACAACAATTTCTGTGACATAATTAAAGTGTATTTAAAATTCCTTTATAGAACATTGCGTTATTAAGACCCGCAGATGAGTTTACCGTCTCACTACCATTAAAAACCATAACAGTAGGTACAGATCTTATTCCAAGTTCCATTATGTAATCACGATTCTGATCAACATCCATTTTTACAAATTTTACCGATGAGTATTCACTTTCAATCGATTCCAATAACGGCATTAATGATTTACATGGTCCACACCATGTGGCGTAGAAATCAACGAGCACTTTATCTCCATTTGATTTCATTTCTTCTAGTTCTTGACTTGTTACTAATTGCATATTTGTTTTAATTAAAATCCTATTTTTTTATTGTTTTCTACTTTATATAATTCTTCTTCTATGTTATATATATCAGCCAAAACCATTGGTTCTTGAACTTTTACATCTTTATTTAAATGTTTTAATAAGGTGTTTGATTCATTCACATTCAGTTTACCGAATTTATGTTCGGCGATTAACCTGCCCTTACGAAGTAATGCTTGGTCAATTTTTTCTCTTTTCATGTTGAATGTTGCGATTATTTGAATGTTTAAACAATCACCTAATATACCATCGGTTAAGTTTAATAAGTTAGACACCGCAACCGATGAACCATTACCTATTTCTCTGTCGGCAATTACTCTTTCAGCATCTTCAATAATCAATACTGAGTTTTTATGATCCATCAAAAATGGAATTATCGATGGTTCCGCCATGGATTCTGCCATTGATGGTGGTACAAACAAAATTTCTTTATTATCAATCAATCTTGTTAAATACTTCAAGTAAGACGTTTTACCGGTTCCTGGTTCACCATGAAACAAAATAATACCCTTATCATATGGTTTATTTAATCTCCTAACAATTAAATCATGTACTTTAAGGAAATCCTTACCATAGTTCAATTCTAAATCAATATCAGGTACACTTAAATCATATTCTTCAGTATCAAGATGACCCATCTCTGATTTAATTAAATTAATACCAGATTTTTTTAATACAACCTCGTATTTTGATATTTCTTCTTGATTAAATTGTTTACTAAAATCGTTTTGTTTGGAGTCATAAAAAAAAGTAATCTCACAAACATCTTCACTTTTATCACTTGTTGATTTTAATAAAATACCCCTTTTTGTTGTTCGGTGTAATAAAAATATGTTATTATGTGGTTTTATTTGTCTTCTGGTTTCTGTTACCATTTCACATTCTTGTTCAAAACCATTACTAATAAAATAGTCATATATTTTTGATGAATATTTTTTTATAGAAGAGTGTTTACTGGGTAAAGTGTCAAAAACATGGACATATATTTGTTCAACAGGAATGTCAGATCCGTAGGACGTTTCGTAAATAAAGTAATTTTTTGGTAGGTTGTTCATTTTAGATAAAATTTTATGTCTTGTGTTATGTAATCGTATATTGTATTGTTTTTTTCACTATCGTCAACCTCTTTGAATATCATCATAGATATTCTAAGAAATTCAAATTGTTCTTTTGTTAATTGTGGGTCACCCGTTTTCTGAAAATTTATTTCAGAAATTTCTGCTAAGTTACTAAAAAATAACTCTTGGTCAACATTTTTTAAAAAATATTCTCCAGCATCTTTATTTGTTGAGAAATAATTTTTTATTGTTTGAATGTATATGAGAACATCCGGTGAAAATTTCATATTAGTAATTGGTTATTAATAATTCTATTCCCTCGTTTTGTGTACCATCCTTTTTAGCTGCGGCAGCCTTTTTAAATGACTTTCTTATCCATTTGTAGTTTGAATTGAACATGGTGTATTGTCTATCTTCACCTAACGCAATTCCATCCTCAGGAAACCACTCTTTTAATTGTGGGAACTCATAATAAGATAAACCAAATCTACCTTTTATGTTTTTTAAGGTAACTGCCAATCTTTCGTGTGTTTCCCTTGTGAAAATATGGTTTGAATAATAGTTCTCAGTTAAATAATATGGTGGGTCCATGTAAAAATATGTTGTTGGTGAATCGTATTTTTCAACAACGTCTTGGAAGTCCATACTTTCAACAAATGTTATTCTATCCAAGTGTTCTCTATATTCAGGATGTTTTAACTTATCCATGAATATTAACACTTTACATCTGTACTTACCTTTATAATCTGTGTAAGATGATGTTTCGGGTTTTGAACCTGAGAAAACTTGTGTTAAAACATAAACGTACTTTGCAGCAATGTCAAAATTAGGTTCATCACCAATAACTAAGTTCTCATCAAAAACCTCTTTTTGGAATTTCTTAAACATTTCAGCATACTCTGGTGGGGTATCCACAACACCCAATTGTTGGCATGGGTATTTTGACAACTCTTCCCACATTCTATCATAATGTCTTGAACATCTAAAAAGATTTGCGTTTAGTTTGTTGTAGTCGTTATAAACTACTGTTTTGAGATTTGGATAATCTTTTAAATCCATGTTAAAAAACACCCAAAACATACCTGAAAAACCTTCAACGTATGTTTCGATATCTTTAGGGATTTGTGGTACAATCCATTTACCAATTCTTGCTTTTCCTCCTATATATGAAATCATGAAATAAAATATAGTAAAAAAAACCGAGAAAAAAAATACTAGTTGTATTTACGTGTTTTAGTATCAAACTTTTCTTTGTATACCACGTTTTCAATATCCCATGGACCCTTGTTTTTCTTATCTAAAATATCTTTATAAGAATATGTCTTAGATTGTTCAGGGTTAACATTTCCAATACTATAATAAATAATTTTAGGGATTTTTACAACCCTGTTGTTTGAATTATCATAAACAAACTCTTCATCCTCACACCATGCGTGTGTAAAACGATAACCCCTTAATTCACCTTGACCAGAAACAATACCATGAACCAACATTAAATCCGGGTTATTTATACCGTTTTTAATTATGAAGTCATATGCGGAATCAAAACAATCCCCACCACTTGGTAAGGGTTTTTTATTATCCTCAAATAGTATATCTAAAATTTTCATATGTTATTGATAAATATCTTAATTATATTTATTTTTGATTATGGCATGTTCAAGTTGTAAAAAGAAAAATAGTAAACCATTAACTCATGATGAGTTAAAAAAATATACCACTAAAGCGGAAACATACGTTGTTGGCTTTATAATTGTTTGGTCTCTTTTTGGAATTTATGGTTTATATCGTATTATCACTGATTTAATATGAAAAATGGGAAATACTTCATTGTCCTCTTTTGTAACAAAAAAAGAGTTAGAATACTATATAGATGTAAGAAATCTAGTAGTGTTTATGAAAAATGGAGAGAATTTAAAACTCAAAAGAAACCTAGATTTTTAAAGGTTCAAAATAGAAAAAGAAACAATGAAGTTGTTTATGAGTTAGCATTGATATTTCCCAAAACAAAATGGGTTACAAAAATTTTTGTAAAGGATAGTTTGGGTAGATCTGTCGAGGCTAAATTTGAGGATGATAATTTTAGGATAAAAGAAATAATACCTTATTGGAAAGAAGAGTTGATATACGATTACCAGAAAAAAACAAGAGTTCGTTATCATGAATTTTTTGATGAGGTTATGGGGATTAGTGAGGTATCACAAATTTTCACACTGAACAATAAATTATTCGTTCAACACGATGACAATATTAAATTGTATGGTAATAAGAATATAAACGATGCTGATAGGTTGTTTGACTTATTACGAGAAGATTTGTTAAGTAAGAAGAAAAAGAATTTCATCTTCGTTAAAGACGTTAGTACCGCACAAAGAAAATTATTATATACCCTTTTAGAATCAAAGGGATTTAAGAGGTCGGAGCTTTTCCGACATTATTCCTATTAAAATTAATATCAACACCACTAATATTAATTGTGAATGTTTTTCCGGGTACTGTTAATTTACTATTGTATTTTTTGTTAATGTAATTGAATGTTGAGATGTACTCCTTTTCGGGCAAATCAAAAATTAACATTGAGGAGTTAGGGTTTAATTCTAATTTCTCAATAAAATCAACAATTGTTGCTAACTTGGGTAATAGTTCATCTTTTTCTTCCATAACCAAAAATTGTAAGTATCTTATTTATTATACTTTTTTTCTTTTTCTCAGGTTTAATAAACATTTTGGTTTTATCAACTTTTTTTAAATCCTGAATCATTTTGTTTTTATGATTGTCAATCTCCAATCGGTCCTTCTTCTGTTCCTTCTCCAACCATTCCAATGCTTGTGTTATCTTCTTGTCCATCTTTTATGAATGTTATTTGTTTGAGTTTATCCAGTGATTGGTGTTGGAATAAAATCTCGAGCTCTTTTATTTTAGACTCCAACAATCTTTGTTTTTCTTCCATTTCCTTGTTAACTATAATTACCTCTTTTACGCAAGAAAAAACAACTTCGTATCCTTCAAGGGTTGCACTGGAAATAAATGATACAAGGTTATATTTTTCATTTTTATCTTGCACCTTTACTTTGACACTTTTGTATACTGACACAATGTTTTCAAATTTCCATGTTACAGGTAATTTTATATCTAAACTAACATTGTTATCGATTTCTCTTAATGAGAAAAAATATGGTCTTAAAAATCTTATTGTTTCAAACACGATTATATAATTAAAAATGTGACAATATACGATATCGCTAAGTAAATAAAGATAGTATCGTACTTGGTTATGTTTATTGGATCTGGTTCATCTTGGAAAAATTTTATGATAAATTCCAAAACAAATTTTGAAGTAAAAATTATACTTAATACAAGTAAAAATATCTTAATTTCCTGAACCATTTTCTTGACGTTTAATTTCGTTTAAAATTTCTTTTCTAAAATGAGGTATTACCTCTTTAATTTCTTGAGCATACTTTCTAGCACGGATAGATGCACTCCTATTTCCTTTTTGGTACACTTTGGTTGTATCAACAGACATCTTCTCAACCAACTCTTTAATTTTGTTTAATGTGTCCATAACTTTTTCTTGTTTTTTATATCAATATAGGGGAAAAAACTCATTTTTTCAAGTTTACATCCAATAATTTATACACTTCGGTTAAAATAGCCAGCTCTGACCTTGTTTTTCTGTATCTAAAATCAAATAACTTGTATATGTATTCGTTAATCCTATTATCTTTTTCACTCATTTGACTTAAATAATATGCCTCAAAAAAGAAACTCCACATGTATTCATAGTGAGTTCCCCTATTTTTGAAATATATTTTTTCTTTTGAAAAGTTGTTAATGGTTTTATCCCAGCACCATGTAAAGTGATTTAGCTGATCGTTCTCATCATATAAAACATCAATACCTAAAAAGGTATTATCAATTAAATTATATAGAGAAGATAAAAAATCATAGAAAAGTTCTATTTTTTCTCTATGAATATTGTAGGTTCGATACCAAACGTCTAATTGTTGTTTATATTTATCCGAGTCACTTGACTCAATAAAAAAATCCTTATATTCCATGTTTTGATGAAATATAAGGATTTAATAATTTAAAAAGAAGAATTATTGTGTTTTTTTATCGTATCCCGCAATATTCTTCATTCTTTTTATTTCTTCTTCAAGAATGTTTTTAGTTTCTTTTTTAGATTCATTAACAGTTCTAACATCTTCAGGTGAAACCCAGCTATGACCCCAACTGATTTGTTTTTCTTTCTTGATGGCTTCTTTTTTCTTTTTTGCAACTTTTAAAGTGTTTTCACCGGTTTTAGATTTTATTACATTCGCAGCTTCTTGTGAATTACCCATTTTAGGGTCTCCTTCTAAAGCCATTTTTAATCTTTCTTTGAATTGTTCAGATGGTTCATAATCGTAATTTAGGTCTTGCATTCCACCACCTCTGTTAATGTCTATATCATCATTTTGTTCTTCGGTGTTTTGGATTGCCATTTTTTCACCCTTACCAATTTGTTTTGGGAATTCAGGGTTGTCATTACCATCAAAGGTTGAATAGTCTTTTAATTTCTTTTCAACGTCCTTCATGTGGTCATCATTTTCTTTTTTAGAACCTGATTGTGCTTTCTTAGTAACTTCTAATCCAGGTACCGATTCTTTAATTGACTTTGTTTGTTTAACAATCTTCTCAACTAAACTAATCATTTGACTTTCGGTTAATCTTAATGTTTTTTTCTTTGATTCGTCTAATCCACTAAAATCACCCTCATCATTACAATGTTTACCATAATAACCAATAACCTCATCACCACACTCATCTTTAACTAAATCAAACAACGAATCATAAACATCTGTATCTTCAATTTCGTTTGAATTCATGTAAAAATCAACACATTTTGCAATAATGTTATCAGCAAATTCAAACTCATCACTATAATCACCACAAGGATCTTTTTCATCCATCATTTTTTCTATAACCATTTTACAGATTTCACCAACCATTGAACTATTAACCTCTTCGTTCATTTCTTCTTCGGTTTCAATATCTTTTTTCAAGGTTACTTTATGCATTTTACCACTTCCTTTAGGGAATTCAAATTCTTCTTTACCAGCATCTCTAGCGGCGTCTGCCGCTAAAACAAATGCGTTTTCCTCCATGTCGGATTCTTCACCCATTTCTTTTTTAGAACTTCTTAGTTTCTTGAAATCATCAGCATCAATTTTTCCGTTTTTGTTTGCATCTATTTTTTTCTGGTTTCCAACTAATTCTTCTTCTTCCATTTTATATCCACATTCATCACAAACACCTTCAGCTTCCTCAAGTTCACTATACATTTCTTTAACGTCATATGATTCGCCATTAACTTTTATTTTGTTAATACCCTTTTCATATGCATCCATGATAGCATCTGCTAGGTTTTTAGCTTTAAAATTTTTCATACTTTTCTTTTCTTTTGTTTCAAGGTTTTCACCCATTTGGTCCAATTTATCAATCATTTCAGACATTGAGGTGTTTTTTATTTTTTCTATAATAAACTCCTTTTCAGGATGTTTCTTCTTATAAATATCTAAATGTTTATTAGCATCTTCTTCGGTTTGAAAAACCTCAACAGGTTCGTTTTCACAAGTGATTTGATACATTTCTTTAGTTTCACTTTCATTTATGATGGTTTTTCTAACCTCATCAAATAAAGTTTTGTCAATTATTTCTTGGATATTTAGTGTTTTCATATTACTTAATAAATATCTTGTTAATCTCGTTTAAGACTATTTTTTCCAATTCTGAGTACGGAATACCTTTTTCCTTTGAAACTTGTTTTATGGACTCTACAAGACCATCTACTTCATAGAATTCAATCGCTCCGGTGTTTCCTTGGTTACAATAAGGGAATTTTTTACATTTTTCCTTAACTTTCACATAAACACCTTTTGGTCCACCCCATTTAGGGAAGTTTTTATCTTTTACCGCTCTGCTTTTCTTTATACTTTCAGGTCCATCTATTTTAAGTGGGTTTTTACCCCCACCACCAAAAGGGACATCGTATGATCCAGATGAACTGGAATCAGTTACCTCATCAATCTCTTCTTGTTCATTCATGTTATGAATTTTAGTTATTGGTCTCTTGACTTGAGAACCAAATAAAGAACCTTCATACGAACCAGATGAATCTGATGATGTTTCTTTAATATCATGTTTTACAATTTTTATATTTTGTTTAAAAGAGTCTTCAATTTCTTTTTTAGATGTGTTATATACTTTAGCATAAAATCTAAATAATTCAAATATTGCATTATCTTCTCGATGAGCTATATAACAACCTTTAAATCCTTTTGGACAAAACCTATAAACATGATTTCTAACCTCAACTCTTGAGTTTAAATATTTTTCAGCATATTTAACAAATTTATCAAAGTCTTTAGATTCGTGTTTTTCTGTTAATATGGTTTTTGATTCTGACAATTCAATCTTATTTAATTTGTCATAATACTTGGGATCCTCGTATAGATGGTCCATAACTATCTCTCTAGCAACATCTTCATCTTTTACATGTTCCATTTCAACCTTAAGACCCTTTCTTAGTTGTAATTTCAATTCTTTAAACATACCCATAATCTTCTCTTTGGAAGTTGAATCTGTTGAATCGTCATATGCATGTTTTTTAGCAAGGTCCATGAGTGTCTTACCATCAGATAAACCACCTTTTAAAGTGTTTTTTTCAGATAATTCCGAATCCTCATCTTTTTCTGAAATGTAATCATCAATCCATTTTTGGATTTCATGAACACTAGGTGAATAATCCTTACCTTTTCTTCTGGTAATGTTCTTATGTGCCAGATTTATAAATTTGTTAATTTCCTGTTGTGAATATTCCTTTTTCATAATTATTTAACGTTTTTTAAGGAATTCTCCCAAAAAGATTTACGTTGCCATAGGGTTTTAAATAACTCTACAACAACTTTGGTAGATAAATCGACAATCTTATCGTCAATGTTCTTTGCACCAATCTCTTTTTGAATAATTTTTATTACGATGTTATGTGCTTGAGTGGATTCCAAAAAGTCTTTTATCTCTTTTCTTGTTATCTTTTCAATCTCTTTTACATCACTATTAGTTAATGCCATATTATGAAACTTTTCTATCTCTAATTAATGGCTCCATCGCCGATGTAAATGTTTTATGGAACTTTGCAAGTTTTGTCATGAAATCTAAAACACCCTCATCCATGAGTGTCATGTCTGATGTTACATATAAACCAGTTTGTTCACCCGCAACTAATACGAAATTAATATCTAAGTCACCAGCATTACCATCTAATCTGATTTGTCTTTCAGAAATGGTAAATCCGGGATCTAAATCAATTGTTTGTGAAACTTCTTGTCTGAATGAGTCTATAATTTGACTAATAGCAGTTTTTTCTTCGTCTTTTAATTCGGTGTCTTCTCTGTCTGGTGACATAAGTTTAACCTCAACATCGTTAACCACTTCAATGTTGTCATATTCTTTTTCTGTTGGTTCGGATGTTTCATCGTTTTTTACCTCTGTTTGTTCAAGAATTGGTTTCTTGGAAGTACTTTCATTGAGGTTTCTCAAGGTATTTAACATACCTTTTATTTCGTCATATCCTGTTTTCTTTATATTGCTCATCTTTAAAAAATTGTTTAAAATCAAATGAAGGGTTTATATCTGTATAAATATTTGAAAAATTGGATTTACATACAATCCCCCTAAATTTAACAACTTTTTCTAGATATCCTTGTGATGGGACCACCTGCTTGGGTATTTCATGTTTTTCACATAAAAATTGACACAAATTAGATATTGATTCTATTTGTGTAGGTGTGTAGTTATCCCAAAAATAATGATTTCTCCATGAACTCTTGAATGGTTCTGACCTATATGGGTCCCCAATCCAATTATTAAGAAATCCCGTGATTGTGTTTTTTGTTAACCATCCTAAATTTTCAATGGCTATTTTTATAAATTGTTTGTCAACAAGTGGGTCATCGAATGTATTTGAATAATAATTCGTGTCATATATTTGATATATTGTACCTAACTTTGTAATTACAAAATGCGGTACTTCCGAATACTGCCCATTGTTTCTGTATTCTAATTTTGAAATAAAATCGTCAATCCTTCTACCCGTATCGTATAATAAAATCTGTGTTTTTTTTGTTTTTCTACGATTGACGTTTAATTTTTTATTATCTAATCTTTCTACGGTGTGAATTTCCAACATTTCGAGTTACAGTTTTCTTGAGTGTCGATGTATTATTGTTTTGTGACTCCGTTTTATTTGAGGAATAATCGTAATCAAGATGCTCCCCACCCTCCTCCAAACCATCGTTTTGAGAACTTATTACTTCTAATTGGTACTCTGTTTCTAATAATTTTTTTTTTCTTCGTCATCATTTGACGAAGTTTCTACATTTTGTTGTTCCTCAATTACCATTACCGGTTCAGGGGTTGGACTCGGTGTTGGGGTTAGTGTTGGTTCAGGGGTTAGTGTTGGTTCAGGGGTTAGTGTTGGTTCAGGTGTCGGAATTATTATTGATTCAGACGATGAGGTGGGTGTTGGAGTTGGTGTTGGTTCAGGGGTTAATGTTGGTTCAGATGTCGGAGTAGATGTCGGAGTAGATGTCGGAGTAGATGTTGGTTCTTCAACTATTTGAATCTCGTTTGGTTGTATTAAATCAATAATTGGAGACTCCTCACTCATTGGTGTAAGATTCTCAAGAGATTGATCGTTTTCCCATTTATTTACAATTTCATCCTCATTGTCGGTAAGGATTTCTTCAACCACGGGTTGTTGAGTCTCAGGTTCGGTTTCAATTAAAGTTTTTTTTTCAGGTTCTTCGTTAGTATCGAGTTCCTCAACCAATGGTTTTTCTTCTGATTTTTGTTTCGAGTTTAAGAACTTTTCCAATTTTTCAAGTTCTTCATCGTTTAATCTAACCTTGGAAACCTCACCGATAATATCCTTCGCATCTATTACAGGTATGTCCACACCAACCGGTTCGTTAACTTTTGTGGTTTCACTTTTATTCTCTTGTGTGAACTTAACCAACATGTGTAAGAAAGTTAATGATATTATGGGTAACATACCTCCAGCAAAAAATGCTAAGAATCTTTTGTGTCCAACATAATCATTAACATCCACACCCATAAATTCAACCAATGGGGAAACTAATTCAACCCAAGATTTAAATTCCGTTGAATTTATATCAATATACGAGTATGCAAAATAAATGTTACCAATAAATTGAATAAGGGTAACAATACCAAACGGAAAATATACTTTTCTACCCATATTAGCCGAAATTGCCGCAAGTGCTGAAAGTGCGGCGATTTCAATACCAACAGAAAGATATATTGACCATGTTACTGGATTAGAAATACCATACCATTTTGTTACGTGTGATATAGATACCACCGCAACTGTTATGATTGGTATTAAAAACGATAAAATAATTATCGTTCTATAATTTTTGTTAAACCAATTTTTCATTTAATACTTTTTTCCAATGTACTTATTTCGTTATCAATTTGTGTTTGTCTTTGAACGTCTAATATTTTTCTATCAGTCGCTTGAATCATTCTTTTCTCAGATTTTAATCCCTCAATTTTAAGTCTGGTTTCCAATTCTGTTTTGGTGTAAGTAGAATCCTTTATCGTCTCGATTTCTTTTCTCATTTTAGACAATTCTCTACCATCCCCACAAGCCTTAAAGAATGATAATAATGTAATAACAAATACAATGATTACAAAGTTGTTTTCAATAAATTTTTTCATAACTTTTTTTACTATAAATAATTTAATAATCCGTAACTCTCGTTACGTAATTTTTTTAATGCCTTGTCCCTAAGCTGTCTTACTCTTTCTTTAGTACATCCGAACTCTTCACCTAAGTCTTCCAAGTTCATTTCAACACCATTCAAACCATACGATTTTTCAATTATTATTTTTTCTCTATCATCCAAAACAGATAATATAATTGAAACCTTTTTACGAATCTCGTCCTTGGTATTTAAAATGTCTTCTGGGTTCTCGGCGTTTGGGTTAATAATGAAGTCGATTAGTTGATCTCCGTCTTCATTTATTTCTTCATGAAGATTAATACAATGTGGTAATACGATTTCAGAATCATTTCCTAACGTACCAACATAAAAGTTATCATCTGAATTAGATTCTTCCTTTCTTCTTTTTTGATTCTCCTGTATGATGTTGGTCGGTAGTCTTATTATTCTTGAATTCTCATTAAGAGAAGACATTATAGATTGTTTTATCCACCAAACGGCATATGATATAAATTTGTTACCGCTGTTTGGGTCAAACTTTTCCGCCGCTTTGATTAAACCAATATTACCTTCAGAAATTAAATCAATTAATTCCATCCCGTTATTCTGATAACCTTTAGCAACACTAATAACAAATCTTAAATTACCCAAAATCAACTCATTTAAAAGTTCAAATCTTTTTTCCTTTGTTAGGTCCACACTATTCAACAATTTGAATATTTCATCTTGTCTTTCGTGGGTTATCACTTTAATTTTTCTTATGTCTTTAATATAAGATTGAATATCTTCGGATGTAATTAAAATTGATTTGTTCATAATTTCGTGTTTAATAAAGGTAGTAAAAAAAAATTAAATATTGAAGTTGTCTAAGAACTTTTTTTCAACAGATGTTAAACTTTCAACACCAAAATGTTTGATTTTTTCCAATATCACATCTAAATCAAGTTCTTTGTTTGTGGGTATCTTTTCAGGTTTTTTTTCATATTCAAGTAATAGTGATGTGTGTTCTTCAGCTATTTTGAACATGAAGTCTCTTAATTGTATTGGTAAATTTGCGGTATATATACTTTCTCTTTCAAATAAAAAGTAAAATTTAACTATTTCTGTTGGTATTGCATCCTTCAAATTGTTTGACAATTCTTTTCTCTCTATATCGGATTCAAAAATCACGATTATGTTATTTGTGCTACCCTCAATAACATACCTAACCTTGTTAATACCTGTTGTATTTCCAAGAATATCAAGACAAAAAAATTCAATATCTTCCCGATCAATAAAATCAGAATAGACAAATAGTAGAAATGTTTTCATTCGTTTACTTTTTTAGTCTAATTTTCCATTGTAAACCACCCCCAACATATGGGGAAGTTCCATTGGTTGTGCTCATTAAACCAATATTAAAATTGTACATTTTATCGGTTTTTGTTTTTAATGTTGTTGCTAATCCAACCGATCCTATAACATCAACTTTATTTATCTGTGTGTTAAAACCAATATATACTTGGTTTTTTGGTAATTCCTTAACAATTTTAGTGTCGGTTATTTTGATTTTGTTGATCTTACTTTCCCAAACCCTTGTACGTATTTTGTTCATTTGTAAAGTGTCGGAAACTACCACAAAACCAAGTGAATCGTCCAATTTTAAACTGTCTTTAAAAACATTCATTGCTAAATAATTTCTTACCATTTCCATAGTGTCAAATGACATCGGTAAAGGTACGTAAATTGTTGTGTCGTGATAAATATCTTTACCTTTTTTTGTCACAATTTTTTCCACAGGAACATATTCTGTATCTACTTCATGTTTTAATAGTTCGTAATCTTTACCATTCACATTTATAATATCACCAGGTTTGTCACCACCAGAACACATACGGGTCAATAATAATGTTACACCCAACACAATTATTAACAATGTTTTTAAATCAAATTTCATGAGCATCTATTTTCTAGATAAATACTCATGAAATTGTTATTTTCTTTTTGATATGATCTCATCAATTATACCATAGTCAAGTGCTTCTTGTGAAGATAACCACAAATCTCTTGAAGCGTCTTTCATTACTGTTTTAGCGGGTTTATTACAATATCCACCAAGTAATTCAAATAGAGTTTCGTTTAATTTCTTCCATTCTTTCATTGAAATTTCCGCATCTTGTATGTTACCTTCAAAACCACCAGAAGACTGGTGTAACATGGTTCTTGAAAATCTTAATGAACACCTTTTACCCTTTGTACCTGCACCCAATAGAATTGAACCCATTGATGCCGCCATACCGGTGTTCACTGTTCTAATGTCTGAATTTATATAATCCATAACATCAACCATGGATAATCCTGATTTAACAGAACCACCAGGACTATCAATGTGCATGGTTATATCGTTATTATCTATACTATCCAAAAACATTAATTGGGCTTGTACCATTGTTGACATGTGGTCGTTTACAACACCAGCAACCCAAATGATTCTTTCCATCATTAATCTTGAAAATACGTCAATTTGAGTTACGTTAAGTTGTCTTTCTTCCAAAACGTAAGGTGTTAAACTATCTTCAATTCTTTGTTTGTGGTAATGTAGTTGTAATCCACTGATACCTTTGTCTTTGGCGTATAAACCAAAATCCTTTAACTCTTTAGAATTCATAATTGTATTGTTTTATTTTAAAAATTATAGTAAAAAAAATTGTGTCTAAGAAATTTTTGGTGTGATAAAATCGATTGAACTAACGTTTTCTTCTTTCTTAACCATCACAATATTGTCTGACCAATTTCTAATCAGAGGGTTATGTGAAATTACGAATATGTGATCAAAATATGTTTTAATCTTTTTGAAAAATTCTCCAACCATTTCTAAGTTTTCATCTGCTATTTTACCAAAAACCTCGTCCATCACAACAATGTTGGGTTTAGGTAACGATGAGATTTTAGTTAACACACTTCTCAATGCGAGTGATGATATTGTTCTTTCGTATCCGGATCCAGAATTCAATGGTTTAACAACTCGGGTTTCTGTATCTATCATTAAAAACTCAACCTCATTTTTCTCGTTGATGTTTAATTCCAATATGAAGTAACAACTATCAACCAATAAACGATACAACTCTTGATTAATTAATGGAATCATGTTCTTCAAAATAACCTTTGATATTCCGTTTTTACCATAAATCGTCAAGTATATTTTGAATATGTTTAACGTATCGTTTTCAATTTTTATTTTCTTAATCAATTCATTGTTTATCCTGATCTTATCTTTTATTGAAAGGATTTCGTTTCGTTTTCTCTCAATCAAAATATTGTTTTGTGATATTGTACCTTTTAAAGATTCAATTCTACTTTTTAACGTAATTAACTCCGCATCTATTTTTATGTTCTCATCAAGCTTTTGTTTGTTACGTTCATACAAATCAAGTTTTAACTTTTTAGAGTCAATCTCAAGTTGTTTTTGTTCAATCTCAAGTTCGTACTTAGTTTTTCTTAATTTGTTTCTTTCGTAATTATCGTATTCCGATTTTAATTCATTAAACTTTGTTTCTTTTTTCTGTAACTCATCAAGTTTTTTACTGTTCTCTTCTTGTATCTTTTTTAAAGACTCGATTAGTTCTTTTATTTTGTTAATTTCATCGGTATGGTCAACGTCATCAAGAGCTCTTTTACATGTTGGACATATTTCACCCTCTTCTAATTGTTTAACCAACTTCTCATTTCTACCAATAGCATCAAAATTAACTTTACCCTCAACCAAAAGACCATTTATTTCGTCTTTTAACAACTTATGTTCGTCTTCAAGGTAATATTCTGAAGGTTCCTTAACTATAACCGAGTTTGAGTTTGTTTGTGCTGCGGTTTTTAGTTTATTTAGGTTATCAATATCGGCGTTTATTTGGGATACGTTTGTTTTTATCAGTTCGGGGTCAATGTCGTTGTTTCTCTTTGATAAAACATTATCCTTTTCTTCTTCTAACTTTAATAAGTTTTTTGTTGCTTGGTCAAGTTCAAGTGTTAGTGTTTGTATTTTACCATCAATCTCGTCAATTTGTTCCGCAAACCCTTCAATTTGTGTTTCTAAATCAACAATATTGTGCTCATTTGATACTAACTTTTTACCCCAATTACTTTGTATGGTTTTACATATTTCTTCCTTTTGTTTTAGAATATCTAAACCCAAAAACTTAGTCAATATTTGTCCTCTTGCTGTTGGTTTTGATTCAATCAACTCTTCAAGGTTATAACCAGTTGTTAAAATAGTTGATAAGAAGTCTTCTTCGGTACCGATAGCGTTTGTTATAAATGTTTCAGTCTCTCTTCTCTGTTCACCAGATAAGTTTTCTATCTCACCTTTTGAGTTTATTTTATAAAACTCTAATTTGTTAGTTACATTATAATCACCTGATTTAGATTTTTTCCGGGTACTATTTCTTTCAATAATATAATCATCACCATCAATAGTAACATGTCCTTTAACAAATACTTCGTCATCGTTTGTGAATCTATTGAATATCTCAATGTTTGTTTTGGTTTTCGTTGTCTTATTAAAGAAAAGAAACATCAATAAGTCCACTGTTGCAGTTGATTTTCCACCAAAGTTTTTAGGTGTTGATTCAACAACAGTTATACCGGGTAAATCGGTAAACTCAATAGTGTTATTTTGTCCATACGATAAGAAATTTGAAAACTCTACTTTCTTTATGTACCACTTATTGTATTTAACTTTATTACCATTTTGATTTAATAGTTCCTCATTTACTTTGTTATCTAAACTATTAATCCTGTCCCATACAACATCAATTTTGTTTTCATCAATGAAATCTTTCATCAATGTTTTTTGATATTCTGCGTCTGTGATGTTCTCCGAAAAGTCTAAAGATTTTAACTTAGTCTGCTCGGTGTTAGAAATTGTTTTGGTAATAATTTGAACATGTTTTGTGTTATATTTTTTTTGGAAGTAAGCCTTAACCCTGTTTATTTTTTCTTGTGTGAAATTTTCAGGAGTATCTTGCCAACTAACTTTTATGTGCGGATTATTATACATTGTTATTTATATTATTTTGTTTTGCAAATATGATTTCATTCACTCTTCGTCTTGCGTATTCATTTTCCATATCCGATAATTCTTTTTGTGTGGGTCCACAATATGGTCCATTTTCCAACCACTCTCCGTTTAGTTGTCTGTTAAATGTTCGGACATGTTCTTTTGGAACACATATCCAATCTTCGGGATTATCACTATTACTAACCTTTTTATCAAAAACGTATTTAACTTTTTTTTCGTCTCTTATGACTGAAGCATCCACTAAACAAATTTGATCCATCTGAGCATTTACTCTAAAATAAATGTTCTTTTCGAATCCTGTGTGTGTTTCCTTATATTTACCATAGTTTTTTATGGACCATTCCCCCAATCCAAAGTAATGCCATTTCCAATTTTGTATGTTAAGTGTGGAAAACCCAAGATTAAAAATGTCTTGTTGAGGTCCTACCCATCTATCCCCATTCCATGATGCGTTTTCACCTTCAGCACCCCATGTTGGGTCGTTTTCACAAATTAAATCAATACCGAATTCAACACCACCAACAAACTTTAAACCTAGTGTATTTAATTTTTCAGCGAACTCAATAAAAAGTTTTCTCATTTCCTCATCATCAAATGGGTCTCGAATTACTTCACCGTTTATTCTTACATATCTAAAATTTCTTTTTTGTTTTGACATGTTATTTAATCCTACTTTCTTCAAAAAACTCGATTATGGCATTGATTGCCCATACCGCCCCTGCGGTAAACATTCCATCGAAAAAGATCGTAAACACCGGGTTTATCCCAAAAGTTGTTGACATACCACCCAAACAAACTGAGAAGAAAAATCCCACCCATGTTGATGTACACAACATACAACTTATTAAACCAGAAATGAATTTACCTAAACCATTAAAGGGAATATATTCATTTGAGCCCCAAGAATGGATTTTGTTTCTTAAACTTTCAAAGATTGATCCGTATACTAATATGGTACTCATACCATATGCAGCAATAATCCAAATTATTATTTTTTCCATATGTGTTAATTTTATAAAAAATACAAAATTTTTTTCAATTAAACAAATTATTCGTCATATAGAGACGATAGATTACTATCTTTCATGTAAGATCCTTTTCTACCCATGTTTTCTAATGATTGTGTAATTGTCTCCAAATCTTTTTTAAGTTTATTATTTTCTTCAATCAATTTATTTAAGTCTTCATTGTTTGTTGTTTCTATTATCTTTTCGACAATAACTTCTTTTTCAACGATAACTTCCTTTTCAACAACCACCTCTTTTTCAACAATCTTTTCGTTCACAAAACCAACTGGTGTTTCACCATACTTCACTATTGAAAATCCTCTTTGAAAAACTTTTTCAGCAAATTTTACAGGATCTTCAATCTTATTGATGACACAGTACCTCAAAAATTCATTATCTAACGTTAACGAGTTCTTCTGATTCATTTTCTATGTCTGATATATCTGAAATTGTGAAATGCAAAAATGGTTGATCATTTTTCAAATCAATAGTTATGTATTCATTGTTTTCCACATCATATACACCATAACCATGGTAATTGATTGTTTCTCCAAAATTTTGTTGTATTAATGATCCTATCATAATTGCCTGACCACCACTTGGTAATGAGAACATTTGTCTTTTATGTATATCACCACACAATAATAAATCCAAATCAACAAAATTCAATGGTGAATATGCATTATTGAACTCATACCCCAAATCTGTTGATAACCCTTGTATTGGTCCATGAAATAACCCAACATAAAAACCATCTTCTTTTTTATATTCAGGTCTTTTATTGTGTTGATATAAAGAATATACCACCCATTTTATGTTATCATCCTCATAAACACCATTATCCTTATAGTAAGAAATGTTGTCATTGTTAATCAATTCAACAACCGGGGTGATACTATCGAGCCTTTGTATGTTATTCTCCAAGAAATCGTGATTACCCGGAATAATTATAACTTTACCAATGTTTTCAACAATTTCCTTGATGAACCAAGAGGTTAACATTAGTTGTTCATTTGATATATTAATTTTTTGATGGGCAATATCACCAGTAATAACCACACGAATTTCATCGTGTCTATAACCCTGAATTTGTTCTTTTGCACTCTCAAGAAATAACTTAAACTGTCTCTTGTACATATCATGTAATTGATATGTTCTGATATGTAAATCAGATAGATGTATTATTTTCTTTATCATTTTTTTAAATATTGTTTTCTTTTCATGTCTAAGATTGTTTGTGATATTTCTGGTGGTACTCTAAATTCCTCAAAGGTTCCGTCATCTTTTAATAAGACAACAACACAACCCAGCAATTTTACGTTATTAAATTTAGAATATTCTAACATTTTTATCAACAATTTACCATAAAGGGGTAGTTGTATGTAGTAATGTGACAACGCAGTATCGTAGAAATTTTGAAAAGGGTGTAACATTTTTCCCGTATATGGTTGAATTTTAAAGTTTTTAGGTTGATTTGTTTTCCAATCGGTTATTACAAATCCAAAACCATTCTTTTCTTTGTTATTCATCAACCAAATTTTATCTGGTTGGCCAGTATAACCCAATTCAGGATCCCCCAACACCATCTCGGTATCTAATAACACGGCACCTCTTTCGTGCATCAAGTCTAAGAAGTTTTTACCCGCCAAAATCATGTTATCACTTCTTTGAAGTTGTTGTTCGTCACATTGAAATATGGGTTCCCTTACTGTTTTAAAATCTTTATATTGTTTTATTAATTCATTTTCCAACACATAATGTACCCTACTACCCATATTGGTAGAATAGTCACCAGCAGCTTTCCACTCATTCAATAATTGTTGTTGTTTAACAACATCACCATTAGCCATTTGTAATGACTTTGATTCCGCATCGAACGGTATGTAAAAATTTTTAATAACCTTGGACACTGATGGAAAATTTGATTTAATTTTACCACTTATGTCTTTCATGTAGTAAACATGGTCTTCTTCAACGAATGTTAACTCCAATTCTTGTCTTCTTTTTTCAACACTCTCTCTTATTTCGTGTGCTATTTCATGTAAATTCATTAGTCTAATTTAAATTCTTTGTGTTGTGTTAAATCACCCTTTAAATCCGCGATGTCTTTATCAATAGGTAATTTAACTATGTTTATTTTTCCCATAAGTTTTCCACAATTCAACTTATGGTAAAGTTTTTCGGAGTCTGCCCAAGCATCTCCATCTAAAATTATTGTTATCTCACTTCTTAGATTATATAATTTCTCGTATAGTAAATCACTTATGTATTTACCTAACATTGGAATTGCGTTGTCCAAGAATATTGAGTCAAAAACACCCTCAACCAAATATACTTTTTTACTCCAATCAATTAAACTTTCATTGAAGATCATTAATTCTTTTGGTGTTTCTGGGTTTTTATATTTTAACTTTGTCTTTGTTAGAAAAGAACGAGCAATAAAGTAATTAATTTTTCTATGTCCATCATACGATGGTATGATAATCCTATTCGCAAATGGACCATCATAACAAAAACCAATATTGAATTTCCGTATTATTTTTTCATCAATGTTTCTCTTCTTTAGATAGTTAATTGCCAATCTATAATGATGTGTTAATTTTATACCATCACTCACGTTGTTTAATGGTATAAATTCTTTTGGTAAATTAACTTCTTTTTTAGTAGGTGCCGCTAACTCGACTGATTCGGGTTTTAAGATTTCATATCTTTTTAATTGTTTGGGTGTTCCGTATTTTTTTATTAGTTTTAAAAGTGAACCATGTGTGTCGTTTACTTCACCACAAGCCCAACATTTATACACCTCACGTACATAATTAACCTCTAAATTACCCTTACCATCCCCATGTTCCAATCCTTTTATATCATATGAACAAACAGGACAATCAAAAGATATTTGTCCCTTATTATCATTGTGCATACGATGTTCACCAAGAATATCTTCTAGTATCTCTATTATTGGATCATATTCTGTTGAAATGCGTGACATGACTAAATTATAAGAAAAAAAAGTAATAAAAACAAATAAATAAAAAAAGGTGGGGGGTTACACCAAAACCTCCCACCTTATGTCAAAATACTAATGCTATTCTGACATGTTTTTTATATTAATTCAAACTTCATATAAAATATAGACAAAAAAATTTGAAAAAAAAATTAAAAGTTTAATACTGCGTTAGAAACTGAAATTGTTATTTTAATTTCTGATGGTGAATCATCACCATAATCTAACACACCATAATCAATTGATGACACCATTCCCCAAATTGACCATTCTGACACAACAACACCAGTCGGGTCCAACATTTGTATTAAAAATGTCATTGGTTGTGTTATCAAATTTGAATCGATTAGTTGATATATGTTTTGTGACATCGATGGGCTAATCGGATCATATAGAGTCATTTCAATATCATTCCATTCATAATGACCATGTGGTCCGATTGTCATTGAGGGTCTGTTTGTCTGTCTAACAAAGTATGGTGATATATTAAAAGAGCCCGGAAATGTTACTAAAAACCTATTAGTCCTCATTGGTTCGTATTGAATGGGTATTGATAATCCATCCTCATTTTGATTCCTTTGAGGTCTTTTATTAAATCCTGATAATAGTTTAAAACCTTTCATTACAAATTTTAAAATTAAGACGATTTTACAAACTCACCAGTATCAATTTCAATGGTTCCCTCACCATATTTATTCTGTAAAAATATTGCAATCTTGTTTTCTTCTTGTTTTAATTCGTTATATGAATTAATTAAATTTTCTTTTTGTTTGTTTAGTGTTTGTTGAGATACTTCAAGTTCACCAAACGCAGATATTATTGAGTTATTTTTTTCTTGTAACTCTTTTAATTGATCTAATTCTTCTTTTGCTAGATATATTTTTTCCATAATTTAATTTTGTTTTTGCATATTTACAAATCCGATTACCGCAGTTGCAGCATCACTCATATCATAGTTTTCTTTTTTAAGATTTCCGTTTTTACCATATAACCACTTAACTTCGGGACAAACAGCATTTACGTGTTCCCATATGATATGTTTTTTATCAATATCTTTAGGTAATCCACCGAACAAAACTTTCTTACCCTTATCATTCATACTCACTAAATCAGGAAATGCAAATTTTCTTGCATTGTATGTTGAAATAAAAGTTGGTACAATACCTAAAACATCGTAACATGATTTTAGAATCATACTATTATATCTTAATAAGGTACCGACAGTATATATGTTATTAGAGTTAAGTAATGGTTCTTCAATAACAACTCTTGTTATACCAACATTACTATAATCTTCCAAGTGTTTTCTAAAAGCCTCGGCTTTCTTTAACAACTCTTCAATCTTATCTTCTGGTTGTGGTTTAATTTTTGGAGAAAAGTGTGTTAACTCCAAAAGTTTAGAAGATGTGACATCAAATAATGCCCATCCTATTGTTTTTGTACTAATATCTAATCCTAATATTTTTGGATTATTTTTTAATTTTATACTCATATAAACAATATATAGGTATTAAAATAAAATGTAAAGTATTAGAAATCTAATTTTATAGAGAAAACCTGTGTTCCAACTCTTTTTACTGGATTTGAGGTCTTGGCAATAATTAAAACTTCTTTATTATCATTCATCAACGCAATCTCAGTTATTCTTTTATCTTGACCTGTTGTATATGTTGGGTTTTGACTAACATTAAATTGTGTTGAAGGTAAATTTACTTTATAATCCATTCTCTCAATGTCGGTTGATCTAACCAATCTAATACTACCCGGAAAAGGTTGTTCATCACCAAATTGAGGTAGGGTTGATGGTTCGTTAGGTACATTACCAATAAAAGACTCTAAATCAAAAATAGATGCGTTATCATACATGTCATTGTCTATCACAAATGAATATTCCACAAGGTTTGCTGGATTTATTAAATTACCAATCGTGTGGTTCGGTATTTCTGATGTCATATCAATCAACTTCCAAGCGTCAGGTGTTGGTAAATTACCTAAATCTGTTTTTTGTACTAAGATATAAAACTTATTTGCAATAAACCCACTTGCAAAATCACAAGTGTTTCCTGTTAACATATTTGTAAAATAACCATCACCAAACTTTACATATAGTTGTGACGGTATTTGATAAAAAGTACTACCAGTTGATGATTCAAATTTAGTATAATAATTACATGGTAAAGAGTTTAATGCGGCGTCACTGGTATAACTAAACATATATGTAACCCAACTAGTTTCTTCGGTTGATCCAGAATAATATGATTGTGATGCGAGTGTATCGCTTGGTATGTAATTTATTTTTGGTGAAGGTAATGTATATTTTCTATTTGATTTGTAATCCAAAACCGCAACCAATTCTTGGTCGTCAAAAACAATTACTTTATTGTTAACAAAAATCTTACCAACTTTATATCCATTAGAATCTAACAAATATCTAAATTTAATTTGTTGTGTGGGATTAATTTTTGACTTTACGTAATAATCAGTCGTATCCATGGTAAATAAAGAACCTATGGTGTTACCTGTTTCTCTATGATATTGTATAAATGGTATGTAAACTTCAAAATATTCTAAGTCTGTTATTGTGTCACCAATTTCATCTTCAAGTAATGCTTCACCTTCAACGTTGTTTGTTGATATGTAATCATCATATTTGAAAAATCTTTCAGGGTCATTCTTTAAATCACCCAATTCTGAATAGTGTAAAACGGCAATACATCTTTGTTCTTCGGGTGTTACATTAACCTGTTCTTCATAAGAGTTATAATATGAAGTTGGGTATTGTATTGTTGCACCTGTTAAATTTGTGAATGTTTGTCCACTTGATGTTGTATACCCTAAAAATTGTTTTGTTGATACATGTTTGTTTGATGTAAAACCGGTTAGGTTTTCATCTAAACCATTCACATCAAATCCTATTGGTTTTTTATCCCAAACAACATTCATGGTCCAAGAGTTTAACTGTTGTGTTGAATCAATTTCAGCTGGTCTACAATTTGGGTTAAATTCAACTTCAACAGGATATTCGTTTTCACATGAATTACAAATTACTTGAGCCAAACCTGTACAACCTGAAAAATTTGGTAGATTTCTATCTACTGTAATTGTGTTTCCACTTACCGCAGTTATTTTATAAACTAAACTATTTGAACTACCTGTCAATACAGGATAGTTTGGATCCGTACCACAGAAATTAGCAAACACCACAGTGATGTATTCACAACCATTAAAGCTACTTCCACTTGGTACAATAAGTTGTGTTGTACCAGTTATTCCTGATAAATAAATTCCTTGAGTTTCACATTGTATAGAAGTTCCTGTACAATCTTCTTCATTATATTCAATGTAATTACTAACAAAACCAGCAGGGCCCATAACATTTCTCAATGTTTCTGTTATTGATGTTTGAACTGGAACCCCATATATTGTTGCAGTGTCCGATGAATCCAATTTGTATGGATATTTTATCCCACCTTCTTTTTCCATTGGTGAGAACACCGATTGGTGAGGTGCTGGTTTTAATCCTGTAAAATTATTAAAGGGTGATGTGTAATCAAATTCTGAATCACCTACTTGGAAATAGGATATATTAAAATTACCTCGAGCAATAGAGTTTCTACCCTTTTGGGTTATTCTTATTGAAAGAAACTCTGAATTATTGTTACTTAAAAAACTCATATTTTTTTATGTTTATGTTGAACAGCATATCACTATCGTTCCATTTCCTGCGTTTTGTGGAACATATAGTCTATTATTATTTGTATTATGTGCCGACCACCAGAATTTATATAATCCACTATTTGTTTTAATAACCGACCCGGTACTTGCGTCCATAACAACTTGTAAGTAGTTAGAACCAACCGTAAAGTTATTACCAACATATATGTTATCATTTATCGGATTATAGGTGATAGACCAAGGTGTACTAAACGATGCCGATGAATATGATGTGGTCACTGTATTTGTTGAACAATTAATAACCGCAACTGTATTACTAGATGTACAAGTCACAAAAATACTATTATTTGATTGTTTGTATGCAATACCTAAAGGTCCTGTGAACACATTAATTGTTGCAACCAAATTTAATGAATTTGCAATATCAAAAGCTCTAATTTTTGATTCTGGTGTTTCAACAACGTAAAGATAATTATTTGTTGGATTAACAAAGACATCACCTTCAGAACTTGCAATACCTGCCAATGTTGTGTATGTTACTGAATATGTTGTGTTATCAATTTTTGCAATTTGATTTATTGATCCACCACTATTTGTTTGACAATAAACACTATTAGTTAGTGTACTATATGACATTCTACCACCCGTAGATTGTAATGTTATTGTTGATAATGTAGAACCATTTGTGACATCAATAACTTTAACTGATGTTCCTGTTCTTGAGTATAATTTATTTCCAACCAATAATAAAAGACCATTACTACCTTCACTTGAAAGTGATGTGATTGCATTAGTTGTTGGGTTAATTTTCATAACACCATAAATTGATGTTGACACGTAAATAAAATCATTTGACGAGTCATAAACTGATGATATTCCACCACCAGTATTCAGTGTTGTTAATATGTTATCATTACCACAAGGTGGTGTTGAGGTTGGAGTTGGGGTTTTAGTTAGTGTTGGGGTAGGTGTGACAGTTTTAGTGACAGTATTTGTTGGTGTATTTGTTGTTGTGGTTGTTGGTGTTGCTATTAACGTACTTGTTGGTGTGGCGGTAGTCGTTGGAGTATTTGTTGGTGTGTTTGTAGGTGTTTTGGTTGGGGTTAATGTCGGTGTAGGTGTTGGTGTAGGTTCATCAACACAACATTCTTCAAGAGGATTACAACATTCATCCAAATTAATTCTAAATATTTGTTCACAACACCCTTCACACACCGTTTTAACATAAACCTCAAGCAAATTTGCGTCTAAACCATCTAAACTACAAACATTACCATATGTCATTCCAGTACATGATGTTAAACCAGTAACTGATGTTGGTGTTAAACCAGTATACACGTCACAATTTGTGTGTATTGAACCAGAATTAAAACTTATTGAAACACCTTTTGGTGTTACTGTATCTCTAACACATCCAGTTGCTGATGGTGATATGGTTGGTGTTAACGTTGGAGTATTTGTCGGAGTTCTTGTTAACGTGACTGTTGGTGTTGGTGTCGAACCTGTACACTCCGGACACTCACCATTTTCACAACCATTTGGCACATCTAAACCAGAACCTAATGAAGCATCATTTAAGGATGGTGGAGATGATGGTAATGGTGAAGGTGTTTGAATTACGGTGTAACATTGATTATTCACATAATCAGGAACAACCCTACCCACATTTCTATATGTGTTGCTCTGTGAAATATATATTATAGAATCACAACATCCTTGTAAATAAATTGAAACTTCAGGTGTTGGTGTAGGTGTGGGTTGACACTCAGAAGCCGAACAACTATCACCATCGGGTACACTAAATGAGGCTTCAGGAATATCGGTTTCATCACCTAATACAAGTGGTGTCCAACAATATCCCGAATAAATTACATATGATGCGCCAGCTTCAAAAGTTTTATTACTCGTTATCTCAAAATATTTTGTAGTTGCTGGTGAATCACATCTTTGAAATAGATAAATCCCTGATGATAAATAACACGTGGTATTATTATCTAAAAGACAATCATTACAACCAGCGTAATATTCACCTATTAAAGTTGTTCCAGTTAAGGTTGTTGTTGATGCACTTAATATGGCCTCATAACATTGTGTTAATCCTGTTGGAGCACCCTCTTCGTTCGCTGTTAAATTGATAATATGTCCAACAGGTAAACCACTAACACTTAATAATGCGTTTATATTTGTAAAATTATAAACAGTACTATTATTATCACAACAATTTTTTAAATTATCAGAAAATAAACATCCAGTATATCCTGAAATTGATGTGTAATCCCAAGCACCAGAATTAACCCCATCCGAATAATATCCAGAATTGGCTAAAATCGTACACCCTGAATCAGAATATATTTGTGTTGAATCTGATAAATCATTTACATCAACATAAAATAAAAAATAATCATTTATATACGCTTTAATACACGCATCTTGTGCTGAAGTATTTGAAAAAGCTAAATTTATTGGGTTACATGCCATTTTTTTAGTTATCTATATAATATATTTGATAAATACCAGAAAGTAAATTATCCTTCATTGTAAGATAAAAATTTAAGGCGACAAAACCTCAACGGTCACATCGAACACACAATTACCTCTGAAACAATCCGTACACCTTAGATCTGCAATTGATACTTGGTAACCACCTTGTAGATTTTGACTTACATCATAACCATCACAATGTATTATAAAGACATATAGAAAACTATATTCTGTACCAATTTCAATATTAAAGGTGTACCCACTACTTATTGGAATTAAACTTGGTGAACCGTTTATCGGTAACGATTGTGAAATATCGTGTGTTATACCAGTATAGATATAATATCCAGAACATGGTGTCTGAAAATTAAAATTTGTTATTGTTATTTTATATTCTTTAGTTAACATTTACTTTTTTATAAAATTAAACCGAACCACATATTTTTATTACTTGACCTGAAGACCCGTTTGGATTTGCAACAAATACACTATTGTCAGGTGTGAAAGTAATTCCACCTAAACGTAGAACCCCAACTGAAGGTAATGAAATTGTTTTAGTCAATATACCTGTAGTTGCATTAACCACAAGAACATTTCCATATGCTGGTGTTAAACCAACAGCATCAACATAATTTGTTATATATAACCTATTATTTATTGTGTTATATGTAATTGAGTTGGCGTAATCACCAATCGAAGGAATGGTCCAAGTTGTTGTAATCGTATTTGTTGTACAATTAACAACATCAATAAATCCAGAACGAACAACAAATAATTGGTTGGTTGATTGTTTGTACGATAACGAAAGTGGTGCCGAGCTTATTGAAATACTGCCAGATATTGTGTTGGTTCCCGTGTTAAATATTTTTACAGTATTGCCTTGACCCATAATGTATAGGTCTGTACTTATTGGATTATAAACAATACCATTTTGAGAAAGTGGTTTAATTGGTAATCCATTTATAAATGTTTGGAAACCAAAACCATCAATAATTAGTAATTCACCAGTGGTTCCTCCACTAAATGAACTGGCGTAAACCGTGTTGTTTGAGCTGTTATATGCTAATCCACCTAAATTGAAATATGAAGATCTTCCTGTTATTGTTTGAATTAAGGTATTGCTGCTTGTACTGTAAACCTTTAACCCATTATTAACATTTAAATATAATTTATTATCGGTTGTGTTAACCGTCATAAAACTTGGTGTATCTAATGTACTATCAATTGATTGTGCTATTAAATTACTTGAATCAACATAATAAAGACCACGAGATGATGGTGAACTAGCATATCCACTAACAAATACACGATTTAGTGTAGGGTGTTTTTGAACCCCATAAGCATTAAAAATTGTAGATGAATAACCACTAATATCATCAGAACATGGTGTTGGGGTTGGGGTTGGGGTTGGTGTCTTTGTTGGGGTTACTGTTGGGGTTGGGGTTATTGTATCGTCACAAGTTCCCCATACGTATTCTGTATAACCAATTGGTGTAGAACCAGTAGTGCTTGGGGTTAACGTTATTGATGAAAATGTTCCATTAAATCTTATAGAGCCAAAACCATTAGATGCTGTGAATGATGTATTTGAATTGTAAGTAACACCACTTCCAGAACATATAACATCATAAGGTGTTGATGTTGTTATTGTAAGTGTTGACCCACTGGCCAAATTATAAAATGTATAAACAGGATTATTTATCGAAGGTGAAAAATAATAAGTTTTTGATGCGAGTGTTGTTCCCGTCTTCCAAGTTGTGGCCAAAACATAGTTATCATTTGAGCTTTTAGTACCACAAACCAAGGTGTTATAGTTTCTTATCCCACTTCCATAACCATTTGCTAATGGTGAAAAATCATTTAATGCTCTTGTTAATGATATTGTTGAACTTGGTGTTGTTATTGATGATGACGTAGATATACCATCATAATCAACAACCGTCCAATAACAACTTGAACTCGATGATGGAGTTGGGGTTGGTGTCTTTGTTGGGGTTACTGTTGGGGATGGGGTTGGTGTCTTTG